ACAACGCTTGTGATTAGTTGTTCTATGTTATCAAGACTTGCCGGGTTGCTGTTATAGGCAACGCAGCAGGTAATGGTGTAATTCAACTTGCATCGAAAGGTGCTCTTGCCGATTGTCTCAAACTCCATGTAGGGAGAGTCCGGAACGAGAACAACAGCAGGAGCCGGGATCTGTTCTGGAACGTAACTAAATACGTTTGCAGTAACCCCAGATAATGCTGTGGCAAGAGGAGTACGAACTGCTGAGAGGATTGTGCTTGGCATTACTGCGCCATCGTCTCAACATCGATGTATGGTCCAAGTAGACCTACGACGCGATTAAATAAGCTGCGACCCATTCTGTATGGTGATGGAGCAAAGTCCACGCCTTCAATCTGTCCGCCTGGAGCAGTACGAGATTGGAAAACTTCAACTGAAACTACGATAATTGCTGATTCGACCGCAGCAACGCCGACATATGTAGCAGCGCCTGAGAGAGTTGCGGATCCGCTAGGAATGACGTTGCGCTCGGTGACATCGGCGTTAGTGATGTTTGCTGTAAATGTGTATGCATCTGGATCATCATTAACTGTAACCGTGCCGTTGAATGGAGATCCGCATCCTGCGATGACAACTGATTGTCCTTCGGTGAACTCATGGATTCCTATTGTAGTAAAGGTTGCGACATTGTCAGTCAGCGAAACCTTGGCAACTGGTGATGAAAACGTAGTAAGCAAAGGCAAGATAACTGCCTCAGATGTATCAATGATGTCATTGAGATAACTATCGCTGTATAAAGCTGATGAAACGCCAAGTACAGACCTCAACTCTGTTGCTGTAATAATACTTGGCATTTCATCCTCTCTAAACTGCTGGGGGAGCGATCGGGAGCAACCGCCCCCCCATGATTAATTGTGCTAGTGGTTATGCAACCATCCAGCGGTATGCGCCTGCGCCCAACTTGGTTGCAACTGCGCCGTAGCCGTAGTAACCGACCTGTACCTGACCTGTTGAGATTAGGTTTGTCTGTAGCTGTAGACGGCTTGACTCGTACCATGTGTAAGCATCTGGGTTCACGATAAGCATTGTGTTATCCCCAACGCCTGAACCTGTTGTTAGGTTACGGTCTACGCGTAGGTTAAGACCTAGTACGTTTCCACGAACGCCAGTAGCAGTTAGATCTCCGCCTGCGTTCTGTGGGTTGATTGTCTGTGTGAAAATTGGACGGTTTGAACCATCGACGAGTCCCATCAATGCGCCCCATTGTTCTGGAGAAACGATGATGTTCTGCGCGAATCCAAGTGTTCCCTTGTAGATAGAAACAGCTGCATCTGCTACGAAGTCTGCAACGTTAGCTGCTGAAACTGTACGGTTTCCGCCGTCTGTTCCACCTGCGATAAGTGCTGCAACTACTGCTGCATCTGTTGCCTTTGCGTAAGCAAACTCCATCTGACGTACCAACTCAGCAAAGAATGCTGGTGAGCTGCGATCTAGAAGCTCTAGACTGAAGGTCTGCTGTCCAATGTACTTGGATACTGAAACAGATACGAACTCGCTGTTCTGGTCTGTCTCGCTTGGAGTACCGCCTTCTGAAGCTGCTGCGACTGTTGGCGCAACTGTGATCTTAGGGATCTCGAATGTCATACCAGCATCTGGTAGAGCACCGCGTGAGATTGAGTCAATCGCTGGACGATCTGCATTTGAGATTCCGTTGATTACTTCTGTCAATTGACGTGTAGGTACTAGACCTGCATTGTCCGTTGTATCCGCTGCTGCTGCAACGTACAACTTTGAGTCCTCGTTACCCATTGATGCGCGAACTGAGTGCTCCAAGTATGAAGCCTTGTCTACGATTGGGTTGCGAACCTTTTGTGAGTTTAGTGGATATGAAGTCGCCTTGACTTCTGCCTTAGCAGCTTCAACCGCTTCGGTTGATACTGCCTCTGAAACGGTTTCTGACACTAGGTCATCTCCTTCGGTCTTAGGTTCCTCGATTTGAGGTTCCGGGGTTGATTCGGTTGCAGCAGTACCTTGTGTTTCAGTAGCTGCTACCTTTTCCACTTCGGCACCTGGGATTGCCCCATCAGTTACGAGTGAAACTTCGATTAACTTCGATGATGAGATAGCCATAACGCCATCCTTGTTATCCCATGCATCTACTTCAACGCCAACGCTAAAGTCAGAGCGCAAACCAGTTGCTGCTTCCTCTAATGCGTCATTTCCGGCTGTTGTCTTAGCGATCTTAAACGATGCTGTAATACCTGTATCGTCCTGAGACCACTCAACGAGTTTTCCTAGTGGACGAGTTTGGTTATGTTCTAAAACTAGTTTTGTGTTCTTGCCGAAGTTGATTGAGTTAGGCAAAAACTTTGTGCGACCCGCTGATGTGTTACCTTCTGCGTCCCATTGCACGATACGACCTGCAATGATGCGTGAATCAGCATCTGATGCAGTAATTGAAACTGGCATTGTTATTTTCAATTTAACAAGTCCTCCTCTTTGCGGATTTCCTCAACGCTCATCGCGCCGATTCGGTTAAGGATCTCGTAAACCTGAGCGCGCTCCAATGGATTACCGCGTAGGTACTCGTCTAACGAGTAACGGATCACGTTGCCCTGACCGACAAAGTCAGGCATTGACAAACGTTGTTCGATTGCCAAAAGTAGGTTACGTCCACCAAAGTCAATAAGTGAACGACGTTCGTTTACTGCATTTGAGTAAGTCATCGATGTTGTTTCAGCGCTTGCAAAGTATGCAGGCAAGCCGATTGCGCGACACAACTCTAAAGCAACGTACTGACGTGCTTCGTTTAGTTGCAGTTTGTTTGGATCAATTCCCATAGCCTGCAATTCAACGTCGGCATTCAGAAATGCTGTGCTCCGAGTGCTGCGGGCTACGCGCCAGGCTTCAAGCAGTTTGCCGATACGCTCGCTAGTAAGATTTGTTCCGTTTGACTTTAGAACCATCATAGGTACAGGTTCTTTAGCAAAAGCCTCTGACGCATTTTCTAATGCAATAGCTGCGCGGATTGTGCGACCAGCGCGAGATAAAAATCCTTCATCCAAACCATTAAACACAACAAGAGATCCAACGCCCATTGTTGGTACGTCGTATCCATCAACTCTAAATCCAACGATTTCAGTTTGGTTTGTGTTAAGAGTTTCAGTTACGCGCTCTGGTGCAACGCGTGTCCATTCCTGGATACGTCCGTCTGCATACATTGACATAACTTGTCCATACGCCACGCCGTGGAATAACAAGTCCTCAGCAATAAACGCATAAATAGCAGAACCGGCTACTCGCGAATCAGGTTGGTTAATTACTCGATTGGGTTCGACGTGCGCGCCGGTACTTTTAATGTATTGCTCTAGTGGCAAAGTCGCAAGGCTGCATAGAATGTTGCGCGCTCTTGCGATTGTAGGAATTGCCATCGCCTGCTGACGAGTTGCAGATCCTAAAGTGCCAAACTGATTTGACAAAGTTGAGACATTAAAAGGGACGGGAGTTGCAGCTGCATCAACGGTCATTGCTGGTTGAGGCGCTTTAGCGAATAGGTCTCTGATAGCCATTAGCATAAAATTATAGCATAATCAACCCAACACAATATCCACTTCGGTGTCTGGTCGTGTCGCAAAGTGACTAACCATTGCCATTCCAACTGTGGCGCAAATTGTGGCTGCGCTGGCTTTTCGTCCAAGGTACCAACCGCCATCCTTAAATGGCAACTTGACCGCAGATAGAACTTGCTTATTTAACTCGGCTTGATTGCCATGAACCAAACGCTGGGAGGTAATAGCCGACAACATTTCATCGCAGGCTTGCCCGTAAAGCGCGCCATCGATTGGACTGGTCGGGATTCCTGCCGGTGCTAACCGAGAAGCAACCGCGCCAGCGGTTTGACGAGAATAGGCAACAGTTTCGACTGAGTACTTACGCGCCCATACTGCGATGCTGTTAGCCAGGTCTTTATCGTCAATATTAACTGGATTCGTGTAAGTCTCCAGTAATACAACGCAGAACTTGTCCCCATCAAGTTTCTGCGCTGCCACTAACGCGGCTGCTTTTCGATCTGGTGATAGATCAATAGCCATCCAAGTTGGTTGCTCCCGATCTAGAGCGAGCGTACCCTCAGACGCGCACTCTGTCCAACTTGACGGATTGATGGCTGGGTTGATCTGGCTCACCCATTGGCAAAGCAACTCTGTACGGATAATAGACTCATCATCCGACATAGCGCTTTTAAGATTGTCTGCATGGATCGTATATCCAAGGCTTGGGTTTGATTGTTGCCAAGCAACTGGATCATCTAAAGCGCAACCAGGTTCAGCCGACCATTCAAACCAACCGATTGGATCATCGGCACCGGCAGCTGCTGCGAGCCCGCGCTCGCGCATACGATTCAGGATTACGGAATGCTGGTCTCCGGCGTTACTATACATAATCGCCATTGGATTCTTGCTTGCCATCTGGGTAAAGCGTAAAGATGCCCAAACTTCGTCATCCTTGTACTCACGGACTTCATCCAGGTGGATTGTGTCCGGCGCTGCGATACCGCGAGCTGCTGAGTTATTGGCTCTTAC